CCAAATGGATTCTTAATGGCAGCTGCTGAAAGACGTGCAGAAAATGAAGTAGAAGGAGATCCTTCCATTTCAGATTTAATGTCACGACAAAAGCAAGTGATTTCAGAACAAAAAGAAAAGAAAGAAGAACGACAAGGAGAAGAAACAGCAACCGAAGCTGAGAATACTCCAGATAAACTAGAAGGAAAGGAATAATAAAATGGTTTATAACCCTGGACTTAGAAGATCATTAGCTCAAAGAGGTGGTGATGAAATAGCGCGACAATCTTTATTAGGTGCAGGTATAACAACTTTATTATCTACNTTAAGTACAGGTAATCCATTAGCAGGTTTGGCCGTAGGAGGAACAGACTTATTACTTAGTTCAGCAATTGGTCGTGCAATGGCTGGAAAGATGGTACCTACAGGTCAAAAGGTACGTGTACCTCTATCAAAAGCAGATGTCTCTAAACTTAGTGATACAGCAAAAGTCACCAAACATAAAGGAGCAGAAACAGGAGTTGCTCTTCCAGGTGGTGGAATAAGAAGCGCTATTCCTGGTTTATATGGTTCTTATGAAACAAAATATTTATCACCAGGAGCAGGTGGTATTACACAACGCTTTAAAGAACAAGTTGCTGCAGGTAAGAGTCCTTGGAGATTAGTAACTGAAGGACCACACGCTGGATACTATATGAAGAGACAATATAATCCCAGCATGGCACAAATAGGAGGAACTCTTGCAGGAAGTATTGGAGCAACATTAGCAGTAGAACCTATGTTCTATCCGCAACAAGCTACACAAGCACAGCAATTAGCACAAATGAAATATGTTAATGATTTAGATCCAAATACTGCAGCAGGTACAATGTATCAAACGCAAGGTATTCCAATGCGTTTTGCTTAGAGGTAATAAATTATGCAATTTGCAGCAGATATAAAAAAACTTATTAAAGACACGGCAAGAGCCACGCCAGGAGCACAACAAGCTAAAAAAGGTTGGGATACTGGTATTAGGCAAATGGAAATAAGTGGCGATTATAGCCATACATTATTGAAACCTAAGTATTATAAAGATGCAGCTAGAGGTGGTATTGAAGGAGTTGAGAAAGAAGGAACTAGAGCTTCAATTACACCTCATAAAACACCTTTACAATTCGCAGGTTTAGTAGGAGCAAGGTTTTTAACTGACTTAGGTACAGATTCAACCAGAAGATTTTATTGGCATTACAATCATCCAATGCCTATTGCAGATAAAGTTGCAGAACAAATCATTGGTCCAGAGCTTGCAAGAGATTTAAGACCAGAGGTATTAGGAGGATCGACTAGATTCACCCCAACAGCTAAAGCAGGAATTCGTCTCGCTGGTTTAGGTTTACCTGTAGGTGCTTCTTTAGGACATTTAGATTTAACTAATCCAGGAGAACAATTTAGATCTAAAGGTTATAAACAGAAATATGCAGATGAAGGCTCTGAAGATAGAAGAAAAACTTCTCAGATTGCTCCTGAATTAATAGATAGAGTATTCCTTGGTAGAAGAGGAAGACCTTTAAAATATGAAACAGCTAAAGCAGATATTCCTAATTTAACTCCACAACAATATGGCAATTATATGCGTTATGCATATCAAAATAAAGGTTTAACTGGTCTTGGTTTATTGAAAGGAACAATGTCTAATTTAGAAGGCCAACCTGAAGTTAGTGTTGTAGGTTTTCCTTTTGGTCTTCAATCAGGAGGAGCTTTAGCTGGAGGATCTATTGGTTTAAGAAGAGGATTAGGAAAAGCAACCACAGCAAGAGGTATAGCAGCCCGTGGTGGTGCCTATGCATTAGCTGGTGGATTAACAGGTAAAATAGCAAATATGTTAATTGCATCTGGAAATCGTCCTAAATATCCATCAACAATGGAATATCAACAGAGTATGTAGGCTGATAAAATAAATATAACTAGATGGAAATTTTGTAGAATAATATGACAACGGAATTTGCAAAATTATCATATACAGGTGATCCTTGGAAAGGTTCATATATTACTAGTAGTGGTGGTGGTGGAGCAGGAGGAAGAAGTTTATTAGCAGAAGGAGGATTGTTATATGGGTTATCTACTATTCCTGAATTTCTAAAGAAGCAAGTAACAAGTCCAGGGATGACAGCACTTGGAGAAACACTAAAAGAAGCAGTAGGAGGAGCACCAGGAACTGCAAAAGGAGCATTGAAGGGAGTAGGAGGTGCAGGTACAGGATTAGTAAGAAGAATTGCACCAAGAGCCTATCAAAAAGCTTTAACTCAAGGAGCAGCAGCACGAAAAGGTGTCCTTTCTGCTGCTTTAGCTAAAGGAGGTTTAAAAGAAGCATTAGGGATGAGACGCGCAGCTCGTGTAGCAGCTATAAAACCAGGAATGAAAATTGCTGGAGGATGGATAGGTAGAAGAGTTCCATTCTTAGGAGCAGGACTTGATCTTGCAGCAGGTGACCCACTAGGAGCAACAGGAACACTTGCAGGAGGTGCTATAGGAGGTGCATTAACTCTTGGAAGTCCTCTTGGTATAGCAGTCGGTTCAATGGTTGGTGGTCCAATCCTTAAAGGTGGCAGACAAATTCTTAGCCCAGTCTTTGGTGATCCTACTGATCCTTTAAGTGGACGAGATTGGAATGTTTGGGGAATGCCTCTTACTCCATATGCAAAGACAAAGAGAAGTATGGAGAAACAAATTGGTTTATATGAAGATATTCAATTACCTCTTGTTGAAAAAATTCAAAATGCACAATTAGCCCGTGAGATGAAGATGGCTAAACTAGGAATGATGCAGAATATGTTGAGCGAAACTAATCGACTTATGAGTAACGCTTATTCCGCCAGTCCCTATTAAAAATAATCATGCAATACGTATCTCGTGACGGACAAGTTATAGACGTTCCAGCAGGAGGACAAGTACCTTCTGGCTTTATACCTGTAGGTTCAGGAATGAGTGGAGGTCAAAGTAGTGGGGGAGCAGATATAAATGTAGGAAATAATGCAGGATTAAAAGCAGATCCTGGATCAGGAACAATGATTGGAGTAAATGCTCCTGAAGGATTCAGAAGACATTGGGCTGGTCTTAGAGATCTATTCCATGGAGATCGAGATTTTGATCAAAGAGGACATGGTGGCGGAAGAAAATCGGACCAAGGATTTGGTGGTCCAATAGAAGGATATGAAGTACAAGTAGGTGGAAACGTACAAAAACTTCCTGATAAAACAACAGAGAAAGACCCTAGCTTTGATGATATGTATGGAATGCCTTTCCAAGATTACTTAAACAAGATGGAAGGCATCCAAGATAGAGCAGCAAATAAAAAAATGCTTAGAGGGCAAATAGCAAGTATTCCAGATCTTATGTCTGCTGGTAATCTAGCAATTGCTCAAGCCAATAGAGATATTGCAAAAGCATCTAGTGAATGGGGTGTAGCTTTAACAAAACAAAAACCTTGGGAAGCTATACAAGCATGGAGTCCAAAAAATCAATTTGACTACAAACTAGGCTCTTAAAACTTATGGACTTAAACTATAAAGATGGCTTTAGGAACATGGTCTAATCCATATGGAGCACTCGGCGGTGGAAAACCTAGTACAGGCGATCTTACAATGTTCGGAGGCCCACCAGCCTCTACATCTGGCGGTGGATTCTTTAGTAAACTCGGAGGTAGCGATATGTGGGGTGCATTAGGTGGGGCAGTAATAGGTGGTTTCTTTCAGAATAGAGCTGCTAATAAAGCAGCACAAGCACAATTAAATGCAGCTAAAGCAGCTGATTGGAGAGCTGAACAAACTATTCTTGCAAATCGAGATACTGCGAAGTTTGGAGAAGGTTCTAAATTACAGAATCAACAATGGAATGAAATAGCTTCTGATTTTGGATTAAGAAGACAACAAGCAGCTGAAATGTTTAATATAGGTACACTAGATCCTATGAGAGCTGCAGCATCTAGAGATGCAAAAAGAGCTGAAATTGGATTACAGGGAAGTAAAGAAGCTAGGGATCTGCGACAAGAATTGAATAGAGAAAAGCTTAAAAATGAAGCTGCTTTAAGATCAAATCTCATGGATAAAACTTTTGGTTATGTTCCACCAGGAGACTGGGCACGTGGCTTTGGAGGTAACTAACAATGGGATGTCCAATACCTAGCATGAGTATTTTGCTCGCAGATGGCTCCAAGAAGCCAGCTGGTGAGTTAAAAGTTGGTGATACGTTAGATACCCTTCACGAAGTTACTTTAAAGCGTGGAAAGCATAAAGTTACCTATGTAGAAACCATTGATTCTGAAGTTTTATTATTAAACTTTTCAGGCCAAATCTTCCAATGTTCTCCTACTCATAAATTCCATTTCGCAAATAAGAAGAATTGGGTTGAAGCACAAGATTTAAAACCAGGAGATAAAGTATATCTCTTAGATGGCGAAACAGAATTTACAGAAGGCGAGCAATTAGATGATGGTCAAGTTGTTGTCATTAAAGTAGATAAAGCACATACATATATTTGTGATGGAATTCTTTCACATAACAAAGGTAATACGACATATCATGCACCACCTCCACCTCCACCTGATACTACTTTCCAAGATTATTTAAAACATCAAAGTGAAAGAGAAGAAAAAAGTGAATATCGTAATTGGACAGATAAAGTACAAAGATACCAAGCAGATAAGGGTAAACAAACCTCTGGTAGGNCTGGCTGGGGAGATTTCAAAGAAGGTGTAAAAAGTCAATTACAAGGAAATCTAATTACTTATAATGATGCAAGAAGTCAATTACAAGATTATGCAGATCGTTATAATTTAGCTGATAATTCTATTATCTCTCCAGGACAAGCACCAAATGAATCAGGTAGTGGCACAACATTACCAAGTTATACAACACCAGAAGAATGGNAAAATTGGTCTGTCGCAGGAGCACAGAATAATTTAACAGATTTCTATCAGAATGAATTATTACCTGGTAGAAGAGATACAGGAATCAAAGCTGCTTATCAAGAACTATTAGGACGTGAAGCAAGTGAAGATGAATTACAAACAGCTAAAGATCGTTTCGGATCTGGATATTATGGCAATATTGGTGATGTTAAGGATTCATTAACTTCGGGTTCAGAATATAAAGATAAATTCCAATCAAGTTATCTTGATAATTACTATGACACAATGTTCGGAAGTGAACTACGTGATCAAACAGGACAAAGAACTGGTAAACGTACCTTTAACTTTGATAGTACTCTTCTACCTAGTTACAGTGGTGATCTAAAAGACAGAACAAAAGTAACACTTCCTGATTANGGANAATCATTCACTGGAACTCCAGGTGAAATTGATTTCCAATTAGATAATGTTCGTGAAAGTCGTAAGTTCCTCTATAGTGCTGGTCTCACTAATCTTCAAGGAGAAATTGATAAAGAGACACAGAAACTTAAGAATGAAGGCGGTAAAGAAATTACCAAGATCAAAGCAGAAGGAGATATCTATGGAAATCTTGTAAATGCCTTTAATTTCTAAAAGTAATCTTTGTTATAATTATTCTAGTTCTTATTAAAACAGAGATTTTCGTATCATGACTACTACGAATCCAAGTGACGACTATTTTGATATCGCAAAGTTTGAAGAACTTCTAAATAAACTAGAAGGATCTAAAGGTCGTCAGCAACGTCAAAAGTCCGTCGAAGGCCGCCGTGACACCTTTGCCGCTGGCTTGGCAAATATGATGAACAACTTCTAAATTCTTCTTATAAACGTATCTAGTCATGCCTGATAGCGTACCTACTGGACAAACTGATGTTGATGATTGGTTTGATCTAGATAAATATAGACAAGCTGCTGGCGTGGCTTATGATTTTTCCAAGAAAAAATTGGAGGATAAGGGTGAAGAAACTCGTAAGACCATCGGTTATCAAGACGATCGGAAGCGTAGAGACGAGGAAAGAGATTCCCAACAGGCCCAACGAGCTTATAAATATTGAGTTATTTGATCATTGGGTTGATAATTTAGATTCATCAATCCAAGAATCATTTTGCTCTTTTGCTTCAGATAACTACTCTGTCATTGAAATTTATCTATACTCTCGATTCCTTGGATATCGAGGAAGTATTACTGCNTGTGACTCATGGATAAAAGAACATCATACAAAACCTGATCATCGNAAAAAACTTCTATACGAAATTGATCAGATGCAAGAGGATGTTCGTAAATTACGAGCTGATGTAGAAACAGGAATAGTTAAACGTGATGCAGGTGTAGCACGTATTGCATCAATGCAAAAAGAACTCCGTGGAACTATTGCCCAAGTAGAACAATTCACAAGTACAAAAGATCGTAAAGGTCTTTTAATGGCTGGTGCTGATAGAGCAATCAGAGAATTAATGTTTATTTTTAAAGATGATCCTATTGAAATACCTTTAGAAGAAGCAACTATGAGCGTCTGGGCAAGNATGCAACTAGAAGAATAGTACAGGTAAAATAGATGTAATTGAACATATTTGGTAAGTATAAAAATGGGNGCTCAATCAGGTGGTTTAAAAAATGCAGCCTTTCAATTAGATACTAAACAAAAAGCTTATCAAGGAGCTGCTAGACGACGTACTGCACTTGAGAGAGCAAAAGGATCTTTCGGAGGTAGGCCTGAACCTTTAGGTGTATTAGGAGGAGATACTAAAGGGAATATGAAACGTATGACTCAAGATCAAATGCAAACAGATGATGAAAAAGGAATTAAAAAAGGAGGCAACCCAAAAGGTCCAGGTTTTCCTCCTAAAAATATAGATATCCCTGGACAAAATAGTAGCTATCAAGATGCTAAAAAAGAATGGTATGACAATAGAAATAAAACTGGAGAATCTTTTGATGACTTTGGTAAAAGATGGAATGAAGGTTCACCAGAAGTAGGTATTGGAGGAGGTCCAGGTAAATATCCACCACTCTTCCCAGGAGGAGGTCAAGGTGGCGGAGGGTTCCCTCATTTCAGAGCTTTCCTTGATCGCTTACAAGATGTTAAAGGAGGTAAATAAAAATGGCTAAAGGTAAACTTCCACCACAACTTGTGGAATATCTGAAAAAGAAAGAAGCTAAAAAGTCTGATGGAACAGAAATGTCAGATAAAGAGAAAAGAAAAGCAGCATTAGATAAAGCTAAAGGCTGGAAAAAATTTAAAGGCAAGAAAAAAGAAGAATCTGATAAGTAATTAGGTATCATTAAAGTAAGTCGTTTGTAATCTTACTGTGCCTTCTTATCAACACCTTGCATATCGACGCAATGCAAAGGCAGCGGCACGTAATCAACAAATTAAAAAACCAAAGAATTTAGAAACACTAAAAAAGGCGAGAGAAGATTTTGGATTCTTTTGTGATTTTGTAGCTGATAAACCTCCCGCTATACATCACAAAGAATGGAATCGTCGATTTATTACTAATGAAGATAGTAGTTGTTTAATTAAAATTGCAGGTCCTAATGTTGATCTCTTAGCTCCTCGTGGTTCTGCTAAATCAACAGTTCTTGGCTTATTAACAGCATGGGCTATTGGTATCCATACACAAGCAGGATTACCCTTACAAATTCTATATCTCTCATATACCGTTGATATCGCTAGATCTAAATCAGCCACAATTAAACGTATTATTGAAAGTAAAAGATATCAAGAAGTCTTTCCAAAAGTACGCTTACTTAAAAATGTAACTAGTAATGAGTACTGGTCTATTGATCATAAATTCGCTGGTATAGATACTACTGGTGAAGAACAATTTACATTATGTGCTGCTGGATTAAAAGGTTCTGTTACATCCAAGCGTTCTCATCTTGTCATGATTGATGACGCAATTAAATCAGCTGCTGATATCGCTAATCCTGATATTCGTAAAACAATGCAGGAAAACTGGAATGCAGTGATCGCTCCGACTATGTTTGAAGGGGGTCGGGCTATCTGTCTTGGAACTCGTTTTAGGCATGACGATATTCATGCCACCACCTTTAATGAACAAAATAATTGGATCCAAATAGTCCTCTCTGCTATTCAAAATGATCCTAAGACAGGTGAAGAAGAATCGTACTGGCCAGAAATGTGGTCCCTGGAATACTTAAAAGAAAAAAAACGGCAATCTCCGATTGCCTTCTCTTTTCAATACATGAACAAAGTCGTCCGACAGAACGAATTGTCCCTAGCTCCAGAACTGATAGTGAAGGCAGAGATATCAACTGAATTTGATACACTCGGAGTTGGAGTGGATTTGTCAGCAGGAATAAGAGAAAAAAATGATTACACAGTAATGGTATTAGGAGGGAGAATTGATGATCGAATTCATATTATTGATTATCGACGTATTCGAGTTATGGGTAATTTAGAAAAATTAGATGCCTTAAAAGAATTGCTTAATGACTGGTCAATAATTGGAATTGATGAAAATAAAAATTATTACCCAACTCACTCTACATGCGATGTTTGGTCTGAAGCTGTTCAGTATCAAGCTTCACTTGAAGCTGATTTCAAACGTGTTTGTCTACAAAATGAAAGCTTATATAATTTAATTTGGCATCCTGTTAAAGGATTCCGTGGAGATAAATTAGCTAGATTCCGTGGAATTATGGGTATGTTTGAAGATCGCAAAATCATCTTTAATCGTTACAGAAACTTCACAAGTATGTTTGAAGAACTAACCAATTTCGGGGTTAGTGGACATGACGATTGCGTTGATGCACTTGTTTGGTTAGTTACTGGATTAATGAAAAAGGGTCATCTACAATTAGACTTTTAAAAAGACTTTAATAAGAAAATGGATTTAGCTGGTAAATTCATGGGTTGGTTCAATAAAGGAATGAATACACAAATTCCTAATGAAGCAACTGCAGGAATTAGAGAATTAATTAGTAATGATTGGTCAAATAGACAAGGAATAAAAGGTCCAGGTGGACAAGGCGGATGGGATCCTACTAGAGGATTTCGTGTATTGGATGAAACAAAAGGTGGACTTAATTCAGGACCTACTGCATTAGTTAGAGAAGTTGTCAAAAGACCATTAAGAGCAATTGCAGGAATGAATCCTGTATCAGGTACTGCAGCTATGCTTTTAGGAGATTTAATTTCTCCAGCACCATTAGCTTCAGGAACTTTAGATGATCATATACAATATTTACAACCAGGTGGATTAAATGTACCTAATCCAACTTATCCTCTTAATTAAATAATTTAGAATAAAGCAATGGGACCAGACTATATACCACTTTTATTAACTGCAATTGTTTCTTCTATAACAGGAGGAGGATGGGTTGCATCTAAAGTTTTAGATCGACATCGTGAACGACTAAAAGATACTATGCAAACAGTAGAAATACAAAGAGCACGTATAAATACAATTGAAGAACATGTAAATAGAATGCCTTTGGAATATGTATTAAAAGCAGATTTTGTTAGAGAGATGAGAGAAATGAATGATCATTTTCGAGCAATTCATAATAAACTTGATAAACTAGTGGAAAAGCTTATACTGAAATGAGTTACATTTTAGAGCTAGAAGAAAATAATTTCGGTGATCTAGCTATTAGTTTTCCTCCAGAAATAACTGACGAACTACACTGGTTAAGAGGAGATATTCTTGAATGGGATATTAAAGGAAATGGGATAGTTTTAATGAAATTGAATGATCCGAACGGTTACCAAGTTCAGGAAGAGTAAAATATTAATACTATTAACAATATTGTGATGTACTACAGCGGTGAATCCAACGTTCCAGGTGCCCCAGGTAACTTTGGTAATGGTGGAGATCTTGCGGTTCATCCGCAACCTATTGACCAAAGAGCTAGAGATTTAATGAATCTCCAACAGCAGAATCCAGAACTATATCAAAGACTACTGAACGAAAAGAAAGTAGAAGGTTTTGCACAACCTGGAGGAATACCAGGAATGCCTGGAAATGCAATGGGTATACAANTTGCAAATANAAATGAAACTAACGCAGCTGACTGGAGAACAGGTATATCAATACCTAATAGAGATACATCTAAATTTGGCCTGGGTACACATAGAGGAATCTCTCCTCCTCCGCCAGTTTCACCTGCACTTAGACGCGATATGCAAGGTACACAATTAGTACCTCAACCTGATGGTAGTTATATACATCCTGATTTAGCAGGACCAGAAAATAAAGATTATAGACAACGTTTTATAAATGCAACTGGAGGGAAATACTAATTATGTATCCAGGTGCTGCAGGCAATATAGGCGGTATTGATAACATGCTTTATCGCCCAGAAATACATGGAACTCCCGCTGAAAATATGCAACCAATAGGTGTAGCTAGAGGAGAATCACCATATAAAGAAGAAAAAGAATATGATAAGGGTTGGCCTCCTAAACCTATACCAAAAGATGATAAAGGTCTAAGTTTTCAAAATATGTTAGGTAGTAGTAATTTACAAGGAGCAGTTATGAATGATCCAACAAGTTTTCAAACAGCACAAGTAGGTTCTACTGATGCTGAACGTAGACAAGTACTACAAGAAATAATTAATACCCCTGGGTACGATCCTGATTCTGTACGAGAAGCACAAAGACAGTGGTTACAACTGGAACAAGGGTTACAACCTTTTCCTAAAAGGATTTAATGAAGCGTAAAAAATTAGTCAAACAAGCTTTAAAACAACCGGATCTTTTTTCTGAAGGTGAGCTAACTTACTTTAAACGTTGGTTAATTCTTAAGAAGAAAGCCAAAACTGCTAAAATTAATAAAAGGCAAGAGGGAACAAGTTAATGGCTGCTGATGTTAAAGGCCGATTAAAAGAAATTATCGACTCCTATCTCGATAAAGATGGCGGAGCTTTAGTTGATACAGGTATTGTAGCTTCTCATTTAGCACAGATGAGACTCTTTGGAATACGTCAAGGAGTTGAGTTTTTCCCAGCACAAGATAATTTCGGGAATCAACGAAAAGACTTTATGGATCGAGTGATTAAATATAACCAATTAGAATCACGCCTAGATTCTATTTGGGATTATTTTCTCTGTGATGGGCAAGGTTTATTTTATATACGTCCTACAAATAATAACTATCGTTTATATTTTTTCCGTAAACATGAATATCGTAGTTATTACAATGTAGATGGAGAATTAGATGAAGTCGTAATTATCTATAATTATCGTGTAAGACAAGGACTTGGTGGTGGTCATCCACTAGGAGATCCAAGTGCTGGAGGACATGATGAACATAAACATGGCGTAAAACGTTTTATAAAACTTTCAATTAAACGTAAAACAATTGAAGAAACGCATTCAGAAAGTGAGATTTCATTTGAGACTCCTTATCCAACAATGCCAGGTAAAACTAAAACTGTACAAAATACATTAGGTTTTATTCCTTGCGTAGAAATTTTTAATAATCCTAAAGGCTTTTCTAATGACGGTGTAGGTGAATTCGATTCTCTAGCAAATCATATTTGTACTCATGATGAAATGATTCAAACCATGAGAAAGAATGTAACTTTCTTTGGTAATCCAACATTACTTTCATCAAGACCAAAAACTGATCTAATGGAATCAGGTGGTGATGCAAATATCCAACGTCCTTCAATTGCATCAAACTCAGGTTTTGTTGGAGCTGGTCCATTAAGTGCATCACGTTATAAATCAGATCCTGTATCTCGTGGTGTAGATGGACAAATCCGAGTGCCAAGAGTTATTGCAAATTTAGAACCAAATGATCGTGTTGGTTATATAGTTCCTGATGCAATTACAGGAGATCAGAATTCATTCTCTCGTCAATATAGAGAAGAAATACGTACAGCTTTAGGTGGTGTAGATGAATTATCAATATCAGCTGGTGTAACAGCAACAGAATATAAATCATTATTTGGACGTGTTGCAGCCACGTCTAAGAAAAAAGCAAAAGCTATATATGACTATGGTTTATGCCGTTGTATGGAGTTAATTATTTTCCAAGAAGAACGTTTATTCCGTGAAACTTTAGCTGCAGCAGCAGGACTTGAAAAGCCTTTAGATTTACCTGATGGAGCAGGTCCTGAAGAAGAAGGAATGTATAACGAAGCAATGGGTATGTTTGAAGATAAAGTTAAACAATTAATGATGGCTTGTTTACATACTCAACAAATACCACCTGGTGTTTTGGGATTAATTCCCGATGGGGATGTAACTATGCAGTGGAGATGGATGGGTCCAGTTTATGAGGACTCAACCCAGGACACTCTTAATAATTCAATTGTTGTAAGAAACTTACAAGAATTAGGGGTAGATAGCATAGAAGCACTGAAATATCTCTTTCCGTCTAAGACGGATGAGGAAAGAGCAGCAATGCTTTCGGGGTTCCCGTTCAGGATGGTGAACGAATTACAGAGTGCATACTCTCAATTCTCAAAATTAGTGGGGGGAATGATGCAGACCCCTCATCCACAATCACCCGACCTACCTATGGCAGCGGATCCACGACTGGATTTAACCCCATATCTGTATCGCACACTAGAAGCACTTCAAAAGGAGATGAGTTATGCCGGACGTTATCGCCCAATCGACCCCACAGACGAGCCAAGCACCCGTGGCGGTCGCACCAACCAGTTACGTGGCGGCAGCTCCAGCAGCCCCACAAGCGGTTCAAACAGCACCAGTTCCGTATCAGGTGGGTACGAGTTACCCCCAGGCGGTATCTCAGGTGGCCCCCAGTTACCAATCAGCCCCTACGCAGTACGCCCCCCAATCCCAACCAGCGCCCCAGGCTCCCCAACCAGCGGCAGCGCCCCAGGGCAACCCATGGGAATCGGCGTTCAACAAGGTGATGGACACGCTGAGCGCACCAGTCCAATCCCCGTTCCAGGGTCAACAATCTCAGCCGGAAACGACTCAGTATACCCAGGCCAACTACGGACAGACCAGCGTCCAAGCTACGCCTCAATCGGCTCCGCAGACCTTGCCAGCCAACCAGGGATACTCAACCAACTCTTCCCAAACCTCTTCGACACTCTCCTCAGAACAGCTAGCCTCAATGGCGGACGCAGTGGGGATGAGCAACGAGAGCAGGGAAGTGATGGACGCGTTCGGAATAGAAGCACCAGCAGTACTAAACCAGTACGCGGTAAATCTGGAAGGAATGCTGGACAGCGCAGTTCAGTGGGGAAACAGAGCAAGTGAAAATATTAAAGGTTTCGCAAACTTTGCTGTAAATGAGCATCAAGAAAATCTAGCTTATAACGAGATTCTTACCAATCCTGATACTCTCAGTGATTACACTTTGAAGTTCTTTGGGCCAGAAGGACCTCATCCTGTTTATGAGAATCAGGAACAGCTTGAGACAAAAGGATATCCAACTCAGCCTGTTGAAGGACAGCAAGTTGGACAGCCAGCAACTCAGTTGCCAGCTCCACCTGCAGCAGCAGCACCACAGCAACCAGAAAATTTCTGGGGTAGCTTTAATGACCAGATGAGTCGTGATCCACAAAATGCATGGCGTTTGTTAAATCAAGCCCAGCCAACGACTGTTGCAAATAAATTATTTGTAATGGAATAAAAGATTTCCTACTAGTTCCAATATTGGGGCTAGTAGGTATTATTTTGTCTAGAAATTACGACTGCTAAAATTTAGAATAGATAAGACATCTCATGTCTGAATCTTTCACCCGATAATTACAAACTTTCAGACACTGGAGGATACCAACAAGTGTTTATTGATAACGATTTTCCAAAAATCCTTGGCGCGGAACTATATAGACCGCATCCAGGATATATCGCTGAAATGGCTGTAGAGCCAGTAGTGGTACATGATTTCACACGCCAACCTGGACAAACCGTTCAGNTGGATCGTTATAAGTTCTGGGGANCACCTGGTACGAAGGACAGCCGTGAGCGTGTAGCAGATCAGACCATTGGCACAGCTAATAGCCGTAACATCACGAAGGAAAAAGTNCTTGTTGTACTTAAAGAGTACACAGGTCCTGCAGATCCTGGTGANGCTACTCANTCCAGNACNTTCAAGATTGCTAGNGAAACTCTAGTAACAGCACAGCGTCTACTTCTAGACACTGGCAACTTGAACATGTTCCATCAGAGCATTGGTTCACTTACCCTTTTAGATGATTANCGCCGTTGGCGTGATCGTGTCTTCATTGACGAAATTGCAAAAGCAGAAGCCAATGGTGCTGCTTCAACTAGNCAAGGTGGTTANTACTTTGCTGGTGGNAANACTAAAGACTCTTCTAGTCGTATTAAGTACACAGCTACTGAATATGGAGCACAGAAACAGCAGTTCTCAGTTAAGACTGACCTACTGACTGTTGTCAAGGACTTACGTAAGCGTAATGTTCCGACTTATGCAGACGGTCTATATCGTTGCGTCTGTGATCCAACATTCATGATGCATCTACGTCGTGACTCTGACTTCAGAGAAATCGCTCGTTATGCAGGTGCTCCTGGACAAGGAATGTACATGGGCAATCCCATGATTCCTAACAACACCAGTTTCTATCAAGGACCACAAGCTGGACAAGCTTATTTCCTCGCTGGTGAGCCCGTAATGCCTACAGGTGTTCAATTTGAAGGTGTTAAGTTCTTTGAATCCACTAACTTTGGTAATAAGAACGTAAGTACATCATTTGATAATGGTGGTGCTTATGCATCTAAAGAATGGGCACAAGGTTACTTCTTCGGACCTCAAGCAGTTGGTGTTGGAATTGGCGGACCAAACGCACAAGTGTTAATAAATAATAATGATGATTTTTCCAGATTCATTATTCTGATTTGGCAGTTGTACGCTGGCTTTGAGATCCTTAATAAGGATTTTGTAACCACCGGATTCAGCTGTGTTGAAGACGATGGAGTCCTCTAAAAAGTAAACTATAGTAAATAAATTATTGGAGAAATAAATGGCTTATTTGTCTTCGAAGAAAATCTATCCAGGTAACTGGGCAGAACCTCTCAACGGTTGGTACAAAAATATCGATACCAACGATGATGATACAAATGATGCTTCTAAGGGCGGTCCAACAGCTGTGTTGGCCGTCCCTGGTTGGAAGTATTTCCAGCAACGTGGTTATGTTGCTGTAACTGGTGTAAAAGGTGGTGGTGAAGTCAGCGCTGCTGATGTAATCGTTCCTTCTCCTTACAGGAATGATGACACTCGTACTGATATCACTGGTATGGTCGTAGCAGGAGATGCAACACTCCCTGCATATGTTTATCGTGCAGCTCTTTCCGTAGCCTCTGGTTGGGGTGATGGGCGTGTCGCTTCTGGTGTTTATATGGCCACAGGAGATTGCATCTCATTTGGTCGTAGCAACAGTGGTGCACCTGTATTTGCATCTGGTTTAGCTGAAGGTTGTGCACAAGCCAATATCATCTCAACAGTAGATGGTACTGATGAGAAAGCTGCTTCTATCTACTTCGCTGGTGGAGTTGCTGCTTACAGTAAGAATGGTTTGATCACTGCTAGTGGTGTAAACGCAGGTGGTTCAGATAACCCTGGAACTCCTTATAAAGCACTAACTGCTTCTACTACTTACAAAGTATTTAGTAAAGCAGGCGCTAATGCAGTTGCTGCACAAAATGGTTTCTTTATATCAGCTGCTGACAGTGCTGCTGGCAAAACTGGCTACATCGTAGTTGAAGTTTGCTATATCCAGCCTGACACTGCTCCTGGTTATGAAGATATCGATGGATACATCAAAGGACGTACCATTACTAGTTAAATTGAGTTAAACTGGGACCAGAGATAACATCTGGTCCTTATGACTACGCTTTATAAGCACAAGAAAACTGGTGCAAGGATTAAAATCATAAGTGAAATAGATAACGGCGATTGTTTTATGGTCGAAGATCAGGACGGTCGCTGTTTTTATGCTTATAAGATAGAACTTGAACCAGACACTAAAGGTACCCAAAAAGTTAAAACCTTACAAATTAAAGATAAAGCTGCAAAAGAAGAACCTCGTGAATTTCCACCAGAGACACGGTTAAATATTAATGGTGCTACTCCTCAAATGATTGCTGATCATATTAAAGGAATTGGAGTTAAAACAGCACGCGAAATTAAAGATTTACAAATGTCCTTATCGGGTGAAAAATTTGC